GACGCATCAATGGCAACATTGACAGATGCAACTGAGCGTACAAACAACACTCAGATCATGTCTAAAGCCTTCCAAGTATCAGCAACAGCTGATGCAGTAGCTACATATGGTCGTGCAAAGGAAACTGCACACCAATTAGCTAAGAAGTTAAAGGAAATTAAGAAAGACTTTGAACGTGCAATGGTTGGCGTAGAGCAAGCCGCAGTTGCTGGTAATGCTTCAACAGCACGTAAGATGACTTCTATCTTAAACCAAATTTCTACAGGCGTAGACGCTGGTTCAAACTCAACAGATGCTTTAACAGAAGCAAAACTATTGTTAGCTGGTCAAACAGCATACGACAATGGTTCTGATGTTGACACATTCATGATCAAGCCAGCTGATGCACAAATCGTTGCTGGTTTCTCAGCGGCATCTGGTCGTAATCGTGAAATCTCACAAGGCAAAACATTGGTCAATGCGATTGATCTATATGTGAGCCCTTACGGCGAATACAGAGTAGTATTGAACCGCGAGTTAAAGACAACTCACGCACTACTAATAGACCCAACAATGTTCAAAACATGTACGTTGCGTCCATTCACAAGAACACTACTAGCGAAGAATGGTGACTCAGATCGCCATCACATCGTTGGTGAGGTTTCTTGTAAACACACAAACTTTGGTGACTCAGTGAAAATCACTGGATTATCATAAGTCCAAAATAGACCACTAATAGGTCTTTACTAGGCCACCCACAGACACACAGGTTTTGCTCTCCTTACTGTTGTCCGTGGGTGGCCTTTTTACGTTTTAAGGGTAGCAAAATGACTGACAAAACACAGCCGACATTATTACAAACTGAAACAGACTTCGTGAGTGACCACGGAGACCTATTTCAAAAGCACACACAGCACATCTCACAATCGTTCTTAGACGATCTGAAAGACGCTCGAAACAATAGTGGTTCGAAGCCTACAGGCGAGATGATGAGAGTAGCCTCCATACCGACAGCTATTGTCGAGAAGTGGATGCGAGAAGGATTCAATATCTGGGAAGCCAAAGGTTCAGAGATTGTCCGTAAACTAAAGAACGAGGACTTAGATATGTTCCTCACAACCAACAAGAGGATTTAAAATGAACAAAGGTGAAATCCGAGCACACTTTATTGCTCTTCTAAATCGTAGTGACTGTTCGAATGCTTTGGCTGACACCTTCATTGATCAAGCAATCACTAGAATACAAAGACAGCTACGTGTCCCAGCAATGGAAAAGCAGAATACATATGACGTAACATCAGAAACAGGCATAGCAAAAGTAACAATGCCAGCTGACTTACTTGAGGTTATCGAACTGTATTACGATGGTAACTCATTAACACGCATACCTCTACATGAGATGGTACAGTATCAGAAGACTGGTGAACTAGGATCACCGAGGTTCTTCTGTCGTGAGCAAGGTAATCTAAAGATACACCCAATGCCTAGTAGTGGCTCTTTGTTTCTTAACTACTATGCAGAGCAAGACCCACTGACAAGCGACAGTGATACAAACATGCTGACTAACATTGCTTCTGACCTTCTTACATACACAGCTCTTTCTTATGCGGCTGATTACTTCTTAGATGAACGTGGTGCAATCTTTGACCAAAAGTCTGGGTCTTTCCTTGCTGAGATACAGGAACACGCAAACAGTTCTGAGCAATCTGGTGTCAATCAAGTTGTCAGACCTACGCACTATTATGAGGATTAATACTAATGGCATCAAAGACCAGCTTTTACAACACCTCTGGTGTAACTAACACACAAACAAATGCAATTGATGCGGCAGTCGCAAATGCCGCCTCTTCAGCAACAGCCGCCGCCCTCAGTCAAACAGACGCCGCCGCAAGTTCAGCTTCAGCCAGTGCTTCGCTGTCTGCCACAAACCAGTACAAAGCAGATGCTCTAGCCGCTAGTGTTTCATCGGCATCATCTGCAACTTCAGCAACTACAAAAGCCTCAGAAGCCGCCGCATCAGCCGTAGCATCTGAAGCCAGTAAAGTTGCAAGTGCAAACTCGGCAACAGACGCAACTACCAATGGTGCGGCTCAAGTTACTTTAGCAACAGCACAAGTTGCCCTTGCAACAACCCAAGCAAACAATGCGGCTACTTCAGCATCTACGGCAACAACAAAAGCCTCAGAAGGATCGACTTCAGCCGCCAGCGCGGCAACAGCACAAGCAAACGCTGAGACAGCTGAAACAAATGCAGAGACAGCACAAGCGGCATCTGAAGCCGCCCGTGATGCGTCTGTAGTTGCGAAGGACGCATCCATTGCGGCACAATCTTCAGCGGCACTCAAAGCTAACAATCTGTCTGACCTAGCAAACGCTGGGACTGCAAGAACAAACTTAGGACTAGGGACAGCGGCAACTACAGCCGCCTCTGCTTACGCAGTAGCATCCCACGT